ATTATTATTTACTTTATAGATGTATGTTTTGTTCAATAAAGGAAAATCGAAAACAATGTCGCCTATGTTTACAAAGTTTTTGTATGTAAGAGGAAATCCTAATTCGTTGTCAACAGCACCTTCGCCTACACGATAATTAAAAATTCTGTTTCCAACAAATTCTGTGCTATCATAAATGGTGCTATCACCTATACTGTTTCCTTCGTTGTCAAACAAGTCAAATTTTGGAGATTGATTCAATCCTGATTTATCTTGTGCCTTGTTCCATTGTGTACCATCATACCAATACATACAACCAGCATTTACATCACCATCTAATATTAAAATTGTTTCATTTTCTAAAGGCACACTATCAGCAGTTTCAACTAAACTAATCTGTAAATTGTTATTATGTGTAATGAAGTTTACTTCATAAATTTTGCCGTTGACAAGACTATCTGGATCTGCTGTAAACAAAACACGCATACCATCTGCTAAATCAACGCCATCAACATTATAACCTACACTGCCTTCTATTGTGCTAAAAACATCAGGTGTAAAGGTATCAACTAGATCAACTGCTGCTTTTGCATTATTACCATGATTGAACAAACGCAAGTCTGGTTCAAATTCTATAATAGGTCTACGTGCTCTTAAATCTTCAAAAATTTCTATTGGCTGATTATTGATTTCTGCAGATTTTTCAATTACACTACGGTGTGTCCATCTGTTATATCTACTCCATGGATTTTTACTTTTATCTCTACGATTTATACAGACATAGTCCTTTGTGCCTGCAAAACTTTTTGCATCACCAAATGGTACACGGTCAAAAGGATTTATATCAAAAGGTACTTGTGTATCTTGTGTGAAAATTGCAGGAACTTGTAAATCTTTTACTGCAATCAATTCAATGCTTTCGCCTACACCTTCGATATAATATAAACCTTGTGCATAAGATTCGGGCGTCACATTGCCTTGAAAATAGATTTTCATACCATTTGAAAACTCCCAGCCATCGGCTGTTTTATAAGTTTTCTTGCCAATAATCTCTTCTTCTACATCAATTGCTGTTGCTTCTTCAATATCAAATAAATTTAATGCGCCGCTGACATTTATATCGTTTTGACTGATATAATACAAATTATTAGGAGCATTTGTAGGAACAGTAAATTCTAAAATACCTTTTTCTACAAACCCTTCACTAACATAATCTTCTCTAAATATTACAGTATCATCATATTGTTCTGTAATTTCTACACCTTCTAAATACAAATTTTCTGCATATTCTGTGCTGTCTGCATATGGAATATTTTTTAATCTGCTTAGTGCAATACCAAAAGGATGTCCAGGCGTGTCTACTTCAAATTTGTATGTTTGACCTCTATATAGTTTGAGTGTTTTATTACGAGTTACACCATCTGGTGAAAATACAAATGCAGTATCTCCGCCATCAACTTCTGTTGTAACTTTGTATGTACTAACAACATCAATGCCTGTACCTCTTACAGGAACTTCTTGTGGACCATTTGGTAACCAATAGTATTCACGGAAGTTTGTAAACTTGTCAAAATCAATGTGTGGGTTCCAAGCATAAAATTCTTGTGCAAACAATTGATCATGGTTTTTTGTACTACCGCCAAATGCTTCAATTTGTCCAAGCAGATCAACATAATCTGCGTTAAATTCTACATTACCAATGTTGTCTTCAATAATAGTATAAGGTTCTAATTGATAATCTTCACGTTGTTTGTTTACGTCAGAAATATAATTATCTTCAACAACTGCTGCTTTGGCTTCTCTGCTACCAACAAATCCATTTAATTTTTCAACAACACCAGGCGATGTAAGTTGATCTAATGTACTACCAATAAATTTCTTGTTGGTATCGGTACGAAAATATCTTGGTAATAATGAAGATGTAGTTCTTTTACTATCATTACGTCCTGGAACAGGATATTCGTTTTGATTGTCTTCGTATGCCATTAGTAATCATTTCCTTCGGTAATAATATTTGTATTTGTAGGTGAACTTTGAATGCCTGTGTTTAACACATCATCACTTGTAATCACAGTTCCAGTTGCTTTTAAACGTGCAGCAGTAATACTATCAATCACTTCTACGTCATCTACATTTGCTGCATTTACAAAAATTTCATCGTTTTCACAAACTATTTCATACAAGCTGCCAAACACTTGTGTTTCGCTTTTTGGTACAAGAACTATACTTGCTGCATCTGGAGATACTTGCGTCATTACATATGCTGCTAATTCACTAAAATAAAATGTTTCTCCAAAATCCCAATTTTCTAAACTAAAGTATTGATTTATTGCATCAATTACTCTTGATTTGATATCATTGTCGTTTACAACTCTGCCTGTATTTTTTACAATTTTAATTGTTGCTTGTAAATCATCTTCTGCTAAATTACCAAACAGTGGTTTGTATTTTACAGGATGATAAATCAATTCGTCTGATATACTTTTAATTTTTTTAATATCTTGTCCATAATTCAAATATAGAGCATCACTGCTTGGCGGTAATGGTTTTTCAACTAAATCACCTTTTAGATATTTTCTAAATTCAATATCTCTACCTTTGTAAGCACGCCAATTTATATCTAATTCTAAACCAGTCATTGTTGCATTTATTTTTTTAAACACATCTTTACTGCTTATATAAAAAACTTCATCACCTGTATAGTTACTAAATGCACCTATAGCACCTTCTGTATTTTTTACTAAAATATTATTATTTTCCGCATTTGCATATTCATAAGTTTCTACATCGTTCTTTAAAACTTTTTTGGCAAAAACATATTTTGTATCAGGTAGAAAATCTGGTGCAACAATCTGTGTGAAAATATCAGGATCATCAATTACACCATCAGCATCTGTATCAACAAAACCTATTTCTAATTTTTTGCTATCTACATAACCAGCTGCTGATCTATATGCTGAAATAACTTGCCATTTCCAATCTTGTGTAAAATTAGTCAAGTTATCTGGAATATTGTTATTACTCAAAACGTCTATTGTGTCTGTAACAATTTTTCCTGTTTTACTATCATAAATTCTATCATTGCCATCAAAGTAAAAACGTATTTGCTCATCGCTTTCAAAAACATATCTTAGTCCTCTGTGAGTAACAGTATATGTTTCGCCATTTGTTTCAAACAAGAAAATCCAACTACTATCCTGATTAGTACCTGTTGCATCGCCTGCACGACCTGTGCTAAAATCACCTGTCTTATCAAGGTTAGTACTTGTAATAACTTTCCAATTTGATGTTTCTACATCATAACGCAATCCAAATGTTTTATAGCTAAATGTTTGATCAACCATTTGAGATAATGTATCTGCTACAATACCTAGATTTAGCACAGAAATAATTTCAGCTATTTGTGCACCTTCTGGTATATTTTCATTTAAAATAACTGGGCCTAAATCACTGTCAATATCTTGCACTGTTCCATTTTCAAATACACTTACTACTTTTGTCCAAACATAGGTTTTATCTCCTAGTTTATTTGGTGTACCAGAAACTAAATTATTTTTCTTATCAAAATAATGTCCACTTGGCGCAATAAATTTAATTAAACTTCCAGGTGAAACAAATCGCATAATACTTGCTGTAAAACTGCTTACTGCGACAGGAATGTTAAATTGGTCTTGGAATATTCCTGAACTTTGATTTGTATCATTTGTAGTTGGCTTCCAAGTAAAGTTTAAATCTTCTACACTGGTATTTCTATCAAAATATTTGTAATAGAAATTTTTAGTTTGTGTATGTTTGATGATTTCTAAAACTTTTGAATTTATAACTGCTTCAATATCAGTTCTAGTTGTAAATCCAAAACTGAATTTTTTTGCTAAATCTTCACTGTAAATGCTACCGTCATCTCCAAACATTAGTGTGTTACTGTATTTGCCTGTTGCATCACGTAAATCATAATAACGACTAATACCACTGCTGGTTCTGTTGATAGATTTTGTTTTTATAATTTGTTGACTTACTCCTAGAGGACCAATATTGTAGTCTTCGCCTGTAATAAGTCTATTTTGTGTATAGAATGTGCTAGGAGCATTTGTTTTGATACTTTCATTTGTTTCACTGCTATCTGCATTTGAAACAGGCGATTGTAAATCTAAAACTAAATTTAGTGTTTCGTTGGTTCCATTTTTACTCAAATAAGGAACCTGTATTTGAATACCTACTAAATCACTAGGATTGATTTTGTATTGTTCGTTTGCACTGGTTCTATAATATACTTTAAAACTGCCTTTTGGTAAAGTTCCAAAAACACCGTCACTGAAAATTAAACTGATACGGTCACTGATTCTACTCAGTACACCGTAAATGTCTCTAACGCCTTTTTCAATACTGTTATATACAATATTGTTACCTTCTACATTGCTTACCTTTGTCCAAAGATCTTGTTCAAATCCGTTGCTGTCTAGTTTGTATAACCAAACATCAGTCTCGTTTACATTATCAGTATCAATGTTTACTGTTGTATTTGGTACTGGATTGTCAATAGCAAATACATTGTTTTTTAGAGTACCTTGTCTAAAATGGAAAAAGAATCCACTGTTTGCACTACCGGCACCTTGACCGCTGTCTCTATATAGAAATGCAAGTTTGTTTCCAGGAAACGGTTCTTCTTCATATATAAAATTATCAGCGGTATCAATACCAGCACTGGTTATTTCAAATTTTCTACTTTTGTTATCAACAGTTTTTGTAAAACTAAACACAGGTATATCTGTATTGGTTCCATTAAATCTATACTGCTCTGTAACTATGCCATCAACGATTGATTTTTTTACAGGACGTCCAAAGCGTGAATTTGCAGGCAATGCTGCATTTAAGATTTTAACAAATTGTTCGTACCAATCATTATTTGTAGCATCGTTCCACAACACAGTTTGTCCACTAAGATTGTTGTTGTTTGCATCAAACACATCTTCAGTTGTACTGACACTGTCAATTTTCAACAAACCGTTAGCAGTTGTATTTCTACTTGCATTGTAACTGATTAAACGTGCAAGGCGGAGAATGCTTTCTCTACGCTCTGCTGTTTCAATATAATTTTCTCTAGCATTTAGGTCTGTGCGGAAGGCTAGGTTTTGACCTAAAAATGCAATCAAATCAATCAGTGCAAGATATTCGCTGCTTTCAATATAATCGTTGTAATCTTCTGGATAATTTTCTCTAATATAAGAGATCATTGTTCTACGTAAATTATCAAAGTCATAACTTTGAAAATCTGCGTACTTGAAACTTTGATATATTGCTTTCCAATCTTCTGCTAATAGAAGTCGATTTTGCCTGTCTGTCGTTGACATATGCCATTCCTCACTTTATAGTATATTTACCTGAAGTAATAATGTGCGCAGTTAAAGAAGGCCGTTGTTTTGGTCAAATTTTATGCGCATTGTTTCGCTAATGCTGTATGGAAGATATGTGATGCTGCAATCTACTTGCAGGCCGCTTTCGTATGTGTCAACTGTGACAGAATTTACATTTATACGTGGATCATAATTTATAACTTCGGTAATATCTTTGATGATAAGTTCTTTTAAATCTTCAGTAAATGGTTCAAATAATACGTCCCAAATTACTGTGCCAAAAGTAGGATTTTCAAGTTTTTCGCCTTTGCGAATATGAAAATGATTTATTACATCCTGTTTGATTATTTCTAAATCAAACAAGTTAAATCCACGTGGATTGGCTACAGTACTAATACCTCTGTATTGCTTGCTGATTACAGGAGCTTCTTCCCCAGGAGAAGATATTGTTACATTTTTATAAAGTGGTTTTTCATTTGTAGCCATAACGTATTTATACCAATAATTCTTCGTAAAGATTGTTTGCTTAAGTAGTAATACTTACTAAAGTGCCATTGAATAATCTTTGAACAGGTTGAGTATTTACTATTTCTTTTGATGTAAATCCGTACAAGTCTTTTTTCTTTACCAATTTTGTACCAAACTTTTTTGCTGCTTTTTTTGCAGCATTCGCCACATTTGCAAAAGTTTTATCACCTGTTGTTGCATAGGTTTTCTTATGACATGCATTTGCTGCACTTGCTATTGCATTACATTGTGTCACAGGATTTTCTTTAAACCTAATATTATTTGCAACTTGTCTGCCTACATCTTTTACAACCTTAGGTCTGTTCAATGCTTTTCCAATTAAATTTGCACCAACTTGTGCAGCAGCACCATTTACTACATTACGCAATTCAGGAGGTAGTCCATTTATTGCGCCATTTAAATTCTTTGTAAAGTCGCCTATGCCTTTTGTAAAGCCTTCAAATGCTGGTCCAATTCCTGGTATACCGCCAATAGCAGCACCTAAACCACTTGCTAGTTTTCCTGCTGCATCTCCTAATGCATTGCCTAATCCGCCCAATGCTTTTCCTATTGCACCATCTATTGCACCTAATGCACTGCCAAGAGCACCAGTTAAACCTGTAGAACTAAGTAAGTTTTGCATTGTGCTAGGCAAACTTCCTAATAGATTGTTCAAACCTTGTCCAATAATACTGCTCAATCCGCCTTGCAAGCCTTGTAGGAAACTATCCTTGATAGTTAAAACTTCTCCTTGAGTAGCATCTACAATTTGTGTTCTTACTGTACTAGGATTATCAGCAGATGTAGTACCTGCATAGGTTGTTGTTGCTGTACCTCTTTGCCCGGGTTGTCCTCCAAATGCCTGTGTAAAACCAGCAGCTAATTGATCTGGGTTTATCCAACCATCTGGCGTGAATGCAGCCGGATTTGCAATGCCTTGTAATGCAGCGGCGGCCTGTGCAAACTGAGGCGGAATCTGATTTTGCAGTTGAGATACTCCTGCAGAAATTACTCCTTGTGCTGCTCCTCTTATTGCTCCTTGCAACCCACCTTGTAATCCACCTTGTATTGCACCTACAGTTGCTATAGTAGGTATAGGACTTTTTCTTGCTACTTGATTTACTGCATCTCCTAAAACCCTATTACTTTCTCTAAGTGCTGCGTTTCTAAGTTCGCCCCCAATTGCTTGAAACATCAATCATCCTCCGGTTTTAATTCATTCATAGGTGTCCTGTCCGTATGTACAGGACGTTCTTCCATATGTATATCCTGGCTTTCTGTTTCAACTGCTTCAGTTTTATCTGGTGCAGTTTCTAATGGATTCCAGTTTTCATGCCCTTGCCAAGGTTCGTGTTGTGGAACACGTTGTGGAAATTTTGCTTTAATAGGTAAAACTGATTCTGATGCTTCTGGTGCAGGTTCCGAGGCAGCGGCTGCCGGACCATTCATATCAATACGGTCGGCTGTTTCTTTATGATGACTAGATTTAATATTGCTTGTACCTGCGGCTGTAAGTTTCATATCTCCGCCACTATATCCGCCTACACCTGCTTTACCACTCAAATTTAAATTATTGCCTGCACTAATGTTTACATCGTTTTGTGCAGTTTCAAATAAATCATTTGTTACTAACACATGCTTGTCATTTAACACTGTGGTTTTCATGTCTTTGGAAACAGTAGTATCTAAATTATTTTTAAACTTTAGTTTGCCATCAACGCCTACTAATAATTCATAATTCAAACCGCAACTTGTATAAATGTTTTCGTTGACAATCATATTGATGTTTCTACCTGCTTCAAAGTTTATATCTCTGTCGGCAACAAAATTAAAATCTGTTTCTGTATGGAAACTGATACTGTCTTTAGCATAAACGTCCAACTTACCATTACTGGACATTTCTATCCAAGCAGTTCCTCTGCTGTTGTTTATATAAATTAGATCTTCACTGGTATTGATCATTATTTGCGCACCAGTGCGTGTGCGGAAACGTATCATTTCGTTAGCAGGTCTTGTTACATCGCCACCTGATTCGCTTGCTTCTTTGTTTACATATTCATAAGGAGTATCTTCAGGAGATCCTTTGCGTAAAAACTTATCGTCGCCATCGTCAATTACAAAACTACTGCTGCCTAGTCTATTCACGTGTACGGTTGCTTGACTTTCTTTAACCCCTATTTTTCCTTGTGGAGAGCCGCCACGTTTGTCTAGAGGACCGGGTGTACTAAATCCATACACTGCACTAGGAAATTCTCTTTGCGCACTTGTAGTTGTTATACCTCTAATATCATCTTCGACTAAACCTTGTTCTTTAAGTGCTTCAACAAAATCTTCATTTACAGGTCTTTTGTATTTTACAACATTGTTTGTGCTGGGTTTGGTAATTTTTTTGTTGTATTCGCCAACTGGTAATTTTTTTCCTTTTAAATCACTAGGAGGATTTGTAACTTGTTCGGTAACAGGTTGTCCACCTGGCAACATAAATGTCATGCCCTTCTCTGGAATACATGCAAACCAATAGCCAAACTCTCTACTGCCTTCAACAAACGTTACAAGTACAAGTGTTCCCGGATCCGGAGGTACCATCCAAAAACCATAACTCTTTTGAGTGTTACTATAGCTATCGTTTTTGCCTAAATGTTGTGCGCCAGTTACACCATAAAAGGGACTTGCATAATATACAATAGCAGTTTGACCTAATGTTTCTCCGGCATTTCCTGCTTCTGTAGTTTTAAGCAATTCTACTTCTAGACCGCCAAGATAATACGGATCTGCATGTTTAACAACACGAGCAATAAATGGGCCAGCATTTTTTGTTGGTTGAACTACACTTTTCCATGTTTTAACCTTTAAACGGAGTTGCCATATTTTGAGAATCTGTACTGTCTTTTACTTTTACTGGATTATCGCCGGTTGTACTTGTATCTTCTGGCTGTCCTCTTCTGCGTAAAAGTTTTAAAACTTGTGTAAATTGATTACCTTTTATCTCATTTGTAATTTTTGTTACTCTATACAAGCCGCTAAATTGCTGTACAGGTATTGTTTCTTCTGGAAATATCATACCCCCTGTTTCAGGATTATAATCAATAGGTGTTCTAAAGTTTAAAATAATGTCAGATTCACTACGTTGATAATCAATTTGTCCATTTGCAGTACTGTTTAAATCTCCTGGTGCATCTGTCCAATTGCCCATACCGCTGTCTACTATAAAATACGGATCACCAAATATTTCTAAATCAACTTCTACCAAGTCCATACTACCTGAACCTAAAATGTTATCATGAAATTGTCGTGCCCAACGTATTTTACTATTGTCTATTCCTGCGCCACCATTGCCCTGTGTACTTGAACTAGAATTAAAACTTTGTACTGTTGCGCCGGTTGCACTATTAGCACCTGAATTTTCTGTTTTCATTGTAAGTGTTTCGGGCTTTGATTGCACACTGTTTTGTTGTATGCCGCCTGTTTTAAAATCAGTACTACCTTGTCCGTAATCAGATTGCAAGAACTGGAAAAACGCTGCATTAAATTGTATATCAAAGTTTACAATGTCAGTGTTTTCTCCGCTGTATATATAATTGTATTCTTTTTTTGCACTGTTTTTCAAACTATTGTAATTTATACCAGGATCTCCTGGTCTTTGTAAATGACTACTATGCACCATGTATTCAACAACTTTGTAATGAAATACTTTTGCATCTTCTCCGTAAACGTTTTCTTGATCTGCATTGGCTTTTAAGTATGTTTCTGCATCAATTCTAAACCAAGGAACCATGCCGTTTTCATCTGGTGATCGTTCTTTTAATTCTTTTGCCCAACCACTGGTTAAAACAACGTCTTCAATAATTTTAATCATGCTTGTGCCTGCAGGATATTCAAACACACGCTCGTCATTGCTTACAACGTTTTTACCTCTAGTCATAACTTTGTTTTTCTTGTCGTAAACTTGACCAGTTTGAGCCATAGGTGCTTTACCTTGTTCTTCATGCCCTTCGATTATTCTTGCTTTGCCTAAATTGTTTAGACTGCTAGGATCTTGAGCAATTTTAGCAAGAGTTTCGCCTATACTACTTTTAGTTAAAACTTGTCCTGTAATCATACTGAGAAAACTTTCAAAGTTTTGCGGTGCTTGTGCACCTAAGAATCCACTTACACCTTCAAACAACCCTTGCACATTTCCACTTTTGAAGTTTGTAAGCAATCCTCCAATTAGGCCGCCACCAAAACCGCCGAGTCCGCCGCCCAATACTCCGCCTAAGGCTCCTCCTAGTGCTCCGCTTAGTGCATTTTGTCCAATATTTTTATTTCCTGCTAGTCCACCGCTTATGATTCCGCCAATAGCACCTGCTGCTACTCTGCCAAAAATACCACTTCCACGTTTACTACTGGTACTTTTGGTTGTTGCACCTGCATCACTTGTGCTTGTTGCTTGCGCAGGATTAAATTTTGTTGCAATGTCTGCAGGAAAAGTTACTATAAACTCGTCTGCTTCTATTAGTTTTTCTTGCTGTCTTAGTTCTTCAAAGTGTCCATTCATGATTGTACACAAACTTTGCTCACCACTTTGCAAACATTTTTCAACACTGTTGCCTTTTAAACTAATATCAATAGGTACACCTGTTTTATCATCAAGATATGCTTGCTCATTCCAAGGCATTGCTTCAACGTTGTATACTGTGCCGCCTGCTGTAACTTCAAATGTAATATTTGTAATTTTTACAGGAACATCTCTACGTAAATTTTGTCCGCTTTCGGTTACAATTATATCTCCATCATCATCATAGCCAATAAATTCCATACTGAGCATATAAGGAGCACGTTGATAGTTTGTAAAGCCGCTCATAGTTGCAGCTAATTGACAAGTTTGTAAAAACAAGCCCATGCTGTATGGTTCTGTCACAGTAAATTCAATATATGTTGCATTTGTACTGCGAGATTTTGTATTTGGTACACATAATGCTTCAATTATAACATTATCTACATAATATTCTAATTTTCCGCCAATTGCTGTTTCGTATGCAGTAGTAACTTTGTTATTTGATGTTCCGCCGCTTTGAAAAATGACATTTGCTGGTCCATTTGCACGATATGTTTCATTAGGCACAGCAATTTCTTCACGTGTTAAACAACTAAACGTGAATATAGTGTTAAAACTACTAAACTGATGTAAAGAGTTTGTTTCTATTGCCATTATAAGTTTAAACCTTTTTTCACAGCTGACGATTTTGGCAAATATATTTTTGTGCCTGGAATAAAATCAAATACTGGATCTTTTAATGTATCTATGTTTCTTTGAGCAAACACCCACCATAGTTTGGCACTTCCATACAAGTCAAATGCTAACAAATCTGGTCTGTAAGTGTATTGCGGTTCAATTGTGTATAAAATATCATCATCTTCCTCAGGTACAGGACGAATTCTTAAAATGTCCAGCTCGCCTGTTTTACTAAACTCTGTGTTTCCCCAAGGACTTGTTTTACCATATTGTGCCATTAGATAAATCCTTTATCTGCAAGGTTACCTGAAACAAATTCATCCATACTAAATTCGCTAACCTTTGCTCTGCTGTGTACTACTTTACAAGATATGTTAAACATTGAGTTAGTAGGAACCATTTGATACTTGTCAGGTGTAATACCTGCTGCTCCAACTTGCATATAATCAACATTATTACTCAAATCAAACGTAAAGCTGGTTATTACAACTGGAATGTTGTTCATAACATAACTTCCGTAACCATTTAGTTTTACTACAGGAGGCGGAGCACCTTTTTCGCTTGTATCTCCATAAAACATCTTTGTTACACTGCGGAAATAATGCACTGCTGCTATCCAATACAGTCCATCTTCTTGTGTTTGCACAGGAAATGCGCCGCTTATGTTTATATCATCAGTGCGACTGCTTTCATATGACGGAAAAGGATAATTACTATGTACAGGTGCCATTTCACTATAGCTGGCACTGGTCACAAAAGTAATATTAGGAGTAACGGGAAATACTACATTGTATCCTGTTTTAGCTAACGGTTGTAAAACACTGCTGCTGCGGTAAGTTGATAATGCAGGAACACTAACTTTTACACGCCAATCAGGTTGTGTATCGTCTGTAGGTAAAAAAGTTGCAGTTTGTGCTGTTCGTCGAGCAGGTTCTGCACCATTTGGTAAGTTGTTTAATCTTCTTTGTCTAGTAATGTCGTTTGGATTTGTGATAACAATATCACGTGCACCTGTAGCACCAAATTCGGTTCTATTCTGTGCTAAAACATTACCTAAGTTATTAGATTGTCTGGGGTTATTAGCCATGTTCACTCCTATATACTATTTAGTTGACAAAAATATGTGCGTATATTATAATACATAAAAGGAGCCTTAAAATATGGCAAGAAAAGTAAATTATTTAAACAACAAAGACATGTTAAAGGAAATACACAAGAGCAAAAGCACATTTTGCAGTTATGTAGCACCAGAATACGCTGATTATGATATAATATTACCCGAATTATCTAAAATAAACATTAGAACCGTTGCCGAAGCGAAACGAAACAAAGCAAAACTACAAGGAACACAAGCATACGAAGCAGCCAAAGCTGCTGGTAAAAAGGTAAAGCAAGCAGAGTTCGAAGTAGACTATAGAACAATTGAAAAAACAGACCTTGTGTTCCGTATAATGACATTTGATCATGTTCCAGATGAACCTGGACGTAAGAAAAATCCTAAAACAGTAGCAGATCATAAAACAAAATTAAACTTTCCTCCATTCCAACACTACAAATTTGACGAAAACGACAATCTAGTATGTGTAGGAAAAAGCCATTGGGTAGGTGGAATGGAAAACGGTTACTTTGACAAAACACACGGCAAAGCTACAAATGAACTTGCCCGTATGTGGATGAAACTGTGTGATCGCTATGCAACACGAGGCAATGTGCGTGGATACACCTACAATGACGAAATGAGAGGACAAGCAATACTACAACTGGCACAAATTGGACTACAATTTGACGAAAGCAAATCACAAAACCCATTTGCTTATTACACAGCAGCAGTAACAAACAGTTTTGTACGTGTTATCAATATTGAATGACATGAATCCTAGTCATACAAGACTGCATTCGGGCGAATGGGAAGCAGCACAGCGCAGAGAAAACACAAATAAAGGTTGATCTTTGTATCAATCTCCGCTATACTATGTTAGAAGTGGAGTATTCTATTGTTTAAAAAAGCAGCAGTCTTTACAGACATACACTTAGGTATGAAAGGCAACTCACGTGTCCATAATCAGGACTGTGAGGACTATATCGATTGGTATATTGAAACAGCAAAAGCAAACAATTGCGAAACAGGCATCTTTTGCGGCGACTGGCATCATAATAGGAACAGTCTTAACCTCACAACTATGGATACAACCATACGATTGTTGGAGAAACTAGGCGAATCGTTTGAAAAGTTCTATATGTTTGCCGGTAACCACGACTTGTACTACAAAGACAAGCGTGATGTGAAGTCAACAGAGTTTGCAAAACACATTCCTAACGTAACGGTAGTAGATGAGATACAGGTTATTGAAGATGTAGCACTGGTTCCGTGGTTAGTAGGTGACGAATGGCGGCGTATGGAGAAGTTACAAGCCAAATACCTGTTCGGACACTTTGAATTGCCTAGCTTCTATATGAATGCTATGGTACAGATGCCAGACCACGGTGAACTGAAGTCAGAACACTTCAAGAACCAAGAGTATGTGTTCAGTGGACACTTCCACAAGCGGCAGAAGCAGGGTAAGATCCACTATATTGGCAATGCCTTCCCACACAACTATGCAGATGCTTGGGATGATGACCGTGGTATGATGATACTGGACCGTGAGAACAATGCAGAACCAGAATACGTCAACTGGCCCGAGTGTCCCAAGTACCGTACAGTTAAACTATCTCAACTGATTGATCAAAAAGATACACTAATTAAACCAAGTATGTACCTAAGAGTCACTCTTGATATTGATATCAGCTTTGAAGAAGCAACATACATCAAAGAAACGTTTATCGACACATACAACTGTAGAGAGATTACACTGATTCCTCAAAAACACATTGAGGAAATCAACACAGACTTAGATATTGAACAATTTGAGAGCGTAGATCAGATTGTTAGCAACGAGATTCAAGCAATTGACAGCGAACAGTTTAATAAGAAACTGTTATTAGACATATATAATGAGCTAGTATGATTAAAATTAAAGACCTAACAGTTAAAAACTTTATGAGTGTGGGTAATGTTACCCAAGCAGTTGACTTCAACAAGGAGCAACTCACTCTAGTGCTTGGTGAAAACTTAGACCAAGGAGGTGACGACACCGGATCACGCAACGGTACAGGTAAAACAACGATAATCAATGCATTATCCTACGCCTTGTACGGCCAAGCACTGACCAACATCAAGAGAAACAATCTTATCAACAAGACAAACTCTAAAGGCATGTTGGTCACCCTAAACTTTGAGAAAGGTAGCAATAGTTACCGCATCGAACGTGGTCGATCGCCAAATGTTCTCAAATTTTATATCAACGACCACGAACAAAAAGAAGATGTTGACGAATCACAGGGCGATAGTCGTCAAACACAAAAAGATATTGACAGTTTGCTAGATATGAGTCACGATATGTTCAAACATATTGTTGCACTCAACACATACACAGAGCCTTTCTTGAGTATGAGAGCAAATGACCAACGTGCAG